CAGAACTATGACACTACTTCTGGTCGTGTTAATCCTGAAGACTACCAAGTTGACTTGCAAGTTCACCAATTAGATCGTAGTGGTTCAATCATCAAGACTTATAAGTTTGTTGATGCTTTCCCAACTACTGTTTCTGCAATCGGTTTAGATTACGAACAACAAAATGCTATTGAACAGTTCGATGTAGAGTTCCAATACAACTTCTTTACATCTGCTACTGGTGCTGCTGCTGGATTTGGAGTTAATGTTTCTATTGATACTCCAGTTGGTAGTTTCCCACTTTAATAATTAACTGAAGGTTATTACATAATGCAGATTTTTGGATTTGAGATAAAGCGTAAGGATGGAGAGCAATTACCGAGTGTAGTTCCTCCAAGTCCAAATGATTCAGGAGCAACCGTAGTAAACACTGGTGTAAATGCTGGTGGATACTACGGTATGGTCATGGATCTTGAGGGTGTTATCAAGAACGAAAATGATTTGATCCGTCGCTACCGTGAGGTGGCACAGTATAGTGATTGTGATGGAGCGATCGAAGATATTGTTAACGAAGCGATTGTGGCTGATGAAAGCCACAAATCAGTTGAGATTGTTCTCGATGAAGTTAAAGTTTCAGAAAATATTAAAACTAAAATTCGTGAAGAATTTTATAATGTACTCCGTATATTAAAGTTTGATGAAAGAGCACATGAAACATTTCGTGCTTGGTATATTGACGGAAGATTATATTATCAAATTCTTATCGATGAAACAAGAGTTAAAGACGGTATTCAAGAATTAAGATACATCGATCCTCGTAAGATTCGTCGTATTAAGAATATCAAAAAAGAAAGAACACCACAAGGTGTTGAAGTTGTGAAAGAAGTAGAAGAATACTATCTTTATAACGACAAAGGTATTACCGAGCAAACAACACATGGTGTTAAGTTGGCTCTAGATTCAGTGGTCTATGTTCCATCAGGATATGTAGATCCAAATACTGGTATGGCAATGTCTTATCTTCATAAGGCAATTAAACCAGTGAACCAATTAAAGATGATCGAGGACTCCCTTGTCATCTATCGTATCAGCCGTGCGCCTGAACGAAGAATTTTTTATGTTGATGTAGGTAATTTACCTAAGTTGAAAGCAGAGCAGTATGTAACGGACATTATGAATAAGTTCCGTAACAAGATTGTTTATGATGCAACAACTGGCGAAACTCGTGACGATCGTAAACATCTTTCTATGATGGAAGATTTTTGGATGCCTCGTCGTGAAGGTGGTAAAGGTACTGAGATTACTACACTTCCAGGTGGACAAAACTTAGGTGAGATTCAAGATATTGAGTATTTCCAAGGTAAATTGTTTCACTCATTGAATGTACCAATTAGCCGATTACAACAGTCTTCTGGTTTCAGTATTGGTCGTTCACAAGAAATTACTCGTGATGAAGTTAAGTTTAACAAATTTATAGTTAGACTGCGTAAGAAATTTAATGCTCTATTTAACCAAGCACTTCGTGTTCAGTTAATCAGCAAAGGTATTATCCGTCCAGATGAATGGGACGAACTTCGTGTTGATATTAAATACGATTACATTGAAGATAATAACTACGCTGAACTTCGTGACAGTGAGATTATGCAAGCCAGAATGGGATTGCTACAAATTGTAGATCCATTTGTTGGTAAGTATTATTCACAAGACTGGGTTAAGAAAAACATTCTTCGTTTGGATGATAAAGAAATTAAAGACATCCAGAAAGAAATGAATAAAGAACAAGACATTATGATTCAGCAAGCAACTGTTCAAGGAGAACTTCAACAGGCTATGCAGCAACCAGCGATGGATGCCCAAGCACAGCAGCAGCAAGCTGTACAAGCGCAACAACCTCAGCAAGATCAAGGTGCTCAAGATCCACAAGAATCTGAAGCTGATGCTGAAGCAGAACAAGAAGATACACAACAGAGCAACGGTAAAGTTACTAATCTAAAAACTGGTACTTGGCCAAATTAATAGGAGAATATTATGAGTGAAACAGTACAAAATTTAGTCCAAGCAATTCAGGCTGGCGATGCACTTGAGACAGAAAATGCGTTTGCAAATGCAATGGCAGAAAAGTTATCTACTAGACTAGATGGCATGCGTCAATCAGTTGCACAAAGTATGTTTGCACAAACAGCAGAAGCTGAACCTAATACAGAAGAGTAATGCGTTACTACGAATTTACAAAATCTCTAAAGAGATCTGATGTTGTTGAAAGTATCAGATCCTATCTTCAGTTAATCGAAAAAACTGAAGAAGGAAAGGTTTTGATAAATGGTATTGAAACAGAATTTACGAGTTTAGAAGAAGCAAGACAATACATTAAGCAAGACTATATTTCGCATCAATTAGAAGAACAAGTATCAAAAGACTTATACGAAGAACTATCAGAACATACTGTCGCAAATATTATTAAAGAATATCACGATATCAAAGTTACCGATACATTAATCGAAAATTATATAAAACTTGCTTCTTCTCACATGTTTAGTGTAGACCCAGTTGTTCAAGGCATTCGTTCTCTTAATAAACTGGACAGATTGGTTGAAGGTAAATTGCATTATGTTCTTAATGATGAGGCAATTGTAACTATTGACGAGCGTACCCAAGTGCGCCTAAATAACTTATTACATAAGCAAACAGAAATTATTGAGTATATGAGAGAGTCAAAAGAGAACTTCTTTCATGTGCTTACAAAATTAGAGGAACAATAAGATGGCAATGACTATCACAACCCTTAAGAATACAAACCAGGAAACTGTGATTCATTTCGCATCTTCACTGGCAGAGTCTGGCACTGTTACTATTGCCAACTTAACTGCATCTACTCAAGCAAGAAATAGTGACGCACCTGCGGTCAATATTATCAAGTGGTCGATCTCAGGTGAACTAGCATCAAAGGTTAACATCGTGCGCAACAGTAAAAATGTTATTGTAGCAGCACCTGAAAATGCTCCTTATGCAGAATTAAATGCATGGGGTGTCCCACTTACTCTTGATAATACTTTTGACATAGTTATCACTAATGGTACTGCAAAAGAAGTTACTGGTATTTTGGTTCTCCGTAAAGTTGCTGGCTGGTCTACTAAAGTCGAGCATGCTACTTTTGGTGCTTACGATAACCCAGCTGTTGTAGGAAGTTAATCATGAGACTAATTAGAGAAGTTTTAGATACCACAAACCTTATTGTTGAGTCAAAACTCGGCAAAGGAAAAGAATATTTTATTGAAGGAATTTTTCTTCAATCTGAACTGAAGAATCGTAATGGTCGCATGTATCCAGAATCAATTATGGATAATGAAGTAGGTCGTTACATTAAAGAATCTGTCGAAAAGAATCGTGCTTATGGCGAACTTGGTCATCCAGATACTCCTTCCATTAATTTGGATCGTGTGTCGCACATGATTGTTAGTTTGCGCAAAGAAGGTACTAACTACATCGGCAAAGCAAAGATTCTAGAAACCCCAATGGGTCAAATTGCACGAGGTCTTTTAGATGGTGGTGCAAACCTTGGAGTGTCTAGCAGAGCACTTGGATCCCTTCAAACAAATAACGAAGGTGTTCAAATTGTTCAAGACGATTTTATGCTGTCCACTGCAGCTGACATCGTTGCCGATCCGTCTGCTCCAGATGCGTTCGTAAGAGGTATTATGGAGTCAAAAGAGTGGGTCTTTGTTGATGGAAAGTTTGTGGAACAACATATTGAGGAAGCACAGCGTTCTATTCGCAAGGCTTCTTCACGAAATATAGAGGAAGCAAAGATACATGCTTTCCAAAAGTTTCTGAGTAAAATCAGATAAATTATAAATAATTTAATAGAACTATCCAGTTACAGGAGAAAACGATGTCAATCGAACAAAAAATCGCTGAAATTTTGGCTGAGTCTAAGCAATTAGACGAATTCAAAGTACAAGGCACAGAAGGTGGTACAGATTCAGGTAAAGATGGTGCACAAGCTGGGGATCAATCTCCAATCCGTGTAGCATCTAACAATGTACCAAATGGTGGTGAAACACCTAACCCAGATAATTCTCGCAACAATGTTGATGACGAGAAAGAAGCTGAGGGTGGTACATCTAAGAAATCAAATCCAGTTACAGCTAAAGCTGAAGCTGGCGATCAAGCAGTCATTCGTACAGGCACTACCGTTAAAGAAGATGTTGATGCGTTGATGGCTGGCGAAGAACTTTCTGAGGAATTCCGTCAGAAAGCAGAAACTATTTTTGAAGCAGCAGTTCTTAATCGTGTTAAGAACGAAGTTGCTCGTATTGAAGAAGAATTCGAAAGCAAACTAGCGGAAGCTGTTGCGAAGAATACAGAGGGAATTGTTGAGCAAGTTGATGGATACCTCGGTTATATTGCCGAGCAGTGGATGACACAAAATGAAATTGCCCTAGAGCGTGGTATGAAATCAGATATTCTTGAAGGTTTCATTGGCGGTCTGAAGAATTTATTTGAAGAGCACTATATTGATATTCCTGAAGAGAAATTCGATGTGCTTGGCGAAATGGAATCTAAGATCGATGAATTGGAAGCAAAGTTAAACGAACAAGTTGCAGCTAACATTGAACTAAGCAAGACTCTTGCTGAAAGCAATCGTGCTGAAATCGTTAAGACTGTAAGTGAAGGTTTGACTGATACAGAAACTGAAAAGTTTATGTCTCTTGTTGAAGAACTATCTTACGAAGACCAAACTAGTTTTGAAACCAAAGTAAAGACTATTCGTGAAAATTATTTCACAACTAAAGGTTCTACAGAAATTAAATCCGTAGTTACTGATGCTCCAGTAGAAGTATTGACTGAAGGAGTTTCTAAGAAATTAGATCCAACTATGTCTGCTTATGCTGCTCAGCTCAACAAATTAAACAAATAAGGAAATCCAAATGATTAATCGTCAAGATTTAGTAAAAAAATGGGCTCCGATTCTTGAGCACGAAAGTGCTCCAAAGATTCGTGATAGCTATCGTAAAGAAGTAACTGCTGTTCTTCTAGAAAACCAAGAAATCGAAATGCGTCGTGGTCGTGAAGCCATGGGCGAATTGAACGAAGCTGCTCCAGCTAACGCTGTTGGTTCTTATGGTGACACTGGCGGTTTCGCTAAGTTTGATCCAGTAATTATCAGCTTGGTTCGTCGTGCAATGCCACAAATGATCGCTTATGATGTTTGCGGTGTACAACCAATGACTCAACCAACTGGCTTGATCTTCGCAATGAAGTCACGCTACTCTACTCAAGGTGGTACTGAGGCTCTATTCAACGAAGCTGATACAGACTTCGCTGGTACAGGTACTCACTCTGGTGTTTATGACTTCGGTGGTTCTGAAACTACTGGTACTGGTCTAGCAACTACTGATGGCGAGCGTCTAGGTCAAGGTGGTGTTGGTGATGGTTCTTTCGGTGCTATGGCTTTCTCTATCGAAAAGACTTCTGTAACTGCAAAGACTCGTGCTTTGAAGGCAGAATACTCTATCGAATTAGCACAAGACATGAAGTCTGTTCATGGTCTTGACGCTGAAGGCGAATTAAGCAACATTCTCTCTAC